GAACAAGATATAAAGAACAAATAGAAACCCTTCAAGGAGTATTATAATGGCTGCGATAGAATTTACAGCAAAAGAAATTTATAGTAGAGTACTGCAAGCAGTTCCTGGTATATCAGAGAACTATGTACTAAACTTAATCAACGAAGCATTAATTGACATGGGTAGATATACCAATCAAATCGAAAATGCAAAAACAAACTTAGTGCATGACCAACTATGGTATGCATTAGATGATGACGAATCAATAACTGTTAACAAGTTATTTAGATGTACAATACTTAATTCAGATGGAGAATATATAAAGATTCCTAGATTAACAAATGGAGAGATAAAACAATTCTACAGTGAAACAAGTACAGCAGCTAATACAAACTGGACGGAGATATAATGGCTTTTGTAAGTAGCACATATAAAGACCCTAGTAAAACTTTTGTATGGTGGGTAGAAGGAGATAGGTTAGCTATTGCCACTACAGAAGGAGATGGAAGTACAACAGAAACTGATAAAGGTAGACTAAAAGCAGTACAGCTTGGCTCTACTGGAGACCAAATGATTGACGGTCTTGTTGTTTCTTATTATGCGGAACCAGACAAACTTACAAGTATTACTGGTACAATAGATATAGATAATGTTTTACAACCAGCGTTAATAGATTATGTAAAATCAAAAGCTTTGATGGACGCGGCTTCTAGAGCAACAGACCCAGGTCTTGCTCAGATTAGAATGGCGTCTGCACAACAATGTATGGCTAACTATAAAGAAGCTGTACGCAGATACGGTATGAAGAAAAACGATAAAGTAGGTGGAACTAGAGCTGTAGTTCCAGCAGATATGAGATAAAGGGGCAATAATGGAAGTAGGAAAAGACACTAAATTTACACTATCTATAGAAACAGGTATCAGTATCTTGGTTACTGTAGGTATGATTATTGGTATGTGGTACTCTTTACAAGCAGAAATAGAACTTGCTAAAGAACTACCAGAACCAGAGGTTTCACGAATGGAATATGATTTGAAAGACCAAATGATACGTGATTCAATATTAAATACAGAGGGTAAAGTAGATAAGCTTGAAGAAAAAGTAGACGATATTAAAGAAGATACTAGAGCTATTACTGAGACTCTTATAGACATGAATAACAAATAATGAGGTTTACAGATGAACAACAGATTTATATCATACTTGGTATTAACGCTCTTCTCATCACTATCTTGGCTGCACTCACAATCAGTCAACTTAGATAGTTTTCAGAAGATACAAGCATTAAATATACAAGAATGTGCTGTAATACAAGTTAATGCAGCTTGGAATTATCAAAATAGAGTAAAGATAGAAAAGCTTGCTGACCTTTGTTATGTAGCAGAAATAGATTTAAACAACAAGTCTATAGGAGCTGTAATACAAAAAGAATGGAATATTAAAGTTGTCCCTACTATTGTCATTCTAAAAAAAGGTAAAGAAGTTGAAAGGTATGAACCTGGTATTAGTATGAGGTTTGATGAAAGAGAAGTATTTGATAAAATTAAGAAGGAGATAAAATAATGCCAGGATTAAAAGGAAAACAAGCAAATATAGATGTTGCAAAACCTAAAGGTATAATTAATGCTGCTGATTTTGCTGCACTAAGAGCTATGAAACAACGCAATGGTAAAGGTAAAATGAAAAATGCCAGCTCGAAAAAAAGGTAAAAGAAAAGCAAAATCTATAAGAAGAACTACAAAAGGCAAAAATGCTAATTACAGACCTACTAAAAAAGGTGCTGGAATGACAAAAAAGGGTGTTGCTGCTTATAGAAGAGCAAACCCTGGTAGTAAATTAAAGACTGCTGTTACTGGTAAAGTAAAGAAAGGTAGCAAAGCAGCTAAAAGAAGAAAGTCTTATTGTGCAAGGTCTTTAGGACAACTGAAAAGAAGTTCTGCTAAAACTAGAAATAATCCTAATTCTAGAATAAGACAAGCACGTAGAAGATGGAAATGCTAATTAATAGGAGGAATCATGGGACCAATATTAGGTAAAGTTCTTACAAGTTTAGGTACAGAAAAGCTTATCAAAGCTATCATTATGCACCTAGGAGATTGGCTTGTAGCTAAATCATCTAACAAATTAGATGACAAACTATGGGCAGAAGTGAAAAAAACTCTAAACAAAAAATAGGAGAGAAATATGAACTGCGAATGCGGATGCGGGTGCTAAGTGCCTAAACAGATGTTAACATTGAATGACTTTAGCGGAGGACTTAATACCAAGTCCTCTCCTAGGGATATTGCATTTAATCAAGTTCAGTTAGCAGACAATATTGTTCTTTCTAATCCAGGATTGATTACTTCAAGCAAAGATGCTGACGATAAGTCAAGTGCTGTATCTAAAGTAACTACTTCCAACCATGGAAATGGTGCTTTTATTTATAATCATGAGTTTGATATAAGTGATGACAGTGGAGCTGTTAGTCAAACAGCTAAACAAATTATCGCATACCCAGATGGAAATAATTTAGAGTTTTTTCACAGAAACTTTAATAGTACTGGTAATTTTGCAGACGCAGACACTGCTAATGATTTTGCAATTACTGATGCAGGAACATTTGAACCAGTATATTATTATGTAGATGGCGTTTTATATATAGGAGATAAAGATAGAGTTGATACTAGTGGTTCATTTACACAAAAATCTATACAGCTTATAGAAAGTAAACCAAGATTTGGAACTACACCAGTTGCATCTTGGGTATCAGGAGATGCAGCACCTACTGCAACTACAGATGCAATTTTTCAAGTCGTTGATAACAATATTAGTGGAACAATAACATTACCAACAACTTCAGGTAATTTTTCGCTTGGTTTTAATACTTTTTCTGTACAAACTTCTACTTCTTTAGAAAATATACAAAAAAATTCTAATGATATAGATATAGTAGCTAACCCTAATGCTTCTGAACAAGACGTCGTTGATACAGGCGATAGCAGAATGTTTGTTAGAGAGGACACAGGTAGTCCTAGCGATATAACAGCTTTAGCAGACATACAACCAGGTAAAATAATTTTTATTAATAGTGAAGCTGTCCAAGTAACAGAGCTTGTTGCTGTAGGAGATGCAAACAATACTGTAAGACTTCAAATTACTAGAGGTGTTTCAAACACTCCAGTTTCTGAGCACGCTGCTGGAACACCTCTTAAAAAACTTACATCTGGTTCATCTGTAGAAAGTGGAGGTGCTTGGGAAAGTGGAACATATGAATTTACTTATTCTTTAGTAGACTACTCAGGAGATGAAACATTACCACACAGCACTATTGAAACTCCGTCTGAAGACGCACTAATAGTCCCTGGTGGATACTTTAAAGATGTCGATGTGAGGGTAAGAATACATAGTGCTTTTAGAGAAAAAGAAAAAGGATTTAGAATTTATACAAGAATAAAAGATTCAAATGATAGGTTTATATTATTTTTAGATGTTGATTACGAAAGAGGTGTAAGAAAAAATCTTTTTGAGCAGTTTACTTCATGGTCTGTTAGTGGTACTTATGATGGTGGTTCAACAGCTAATGCACAACTAAGTTCTAAGTTACAAATAACAGCACCTGCTTTAGATACTTATGAAAGTATAAACGGATATTCGCAAGAAGAAAAAAATATAACACTTGGTACAAAAGGTGGATATAAAGCAGCTGCAGTGTGTGCTAGAAGAGCCTGGATTGCAAATGTAAGAAAAGATGATGTAGTTTATGATGATAGAGTATATTATTCTCCTGTAAATAGATTTGCAACATTTCCAGATTCTTATTATTTAGATATAGGTATAAATGATGGAGATTCTTTTACGGCACTTCATTCTTTAGGTAACAGATTATTAGCATTTAAAAATAAAAAACTTTATGTTATTAATGTATCATCAACATCAGATGCTGGATGGTACTTAGAAGCTGAATATGATGGTGTTGGATGTAGAACACAAGAGTCTGTTTTAAAAACACCTTTTGGAATATGCTGGGTAAACGATGATGGAATTTATATTTTTGATGGAAATTCACAACCAGTAGAGCTATCTTTATTATTGAATGACAATACTTTTAGAACTAACTCTGGCTCTAGACCTGCTATAGGATATAATCCTAAATACAAACAACTAGTAGCTTGTCAAGACACATCATCAACAGATGATTTTTTAATATATGATTTCCAAACAAAGGGATGGTCTGTAACAAAGTCAATGTCTAATGGTATGTCTAATTTTATACAATCTTCTGACGGATTATACTTTATTGAATATGCATCATCTGGAAATAATAAAACTATAAAACTTTTATCTGGCGATTTAGGAGTAAATCAAATAAATTTAAAAACAAAAGATATAGATTTTGATAGTCCAGGAAAAATTAAAAAGGTGTACAAAGTTTATATAACAGCTAAAGATGATGGACAAGCAGGAAATGATGGAAATACTTTAACATTGCAGTATGCTTTAAATGGCAGTGAATCATTCGGTAATTCTGCTACAGCTACTCCAAATTCTGACAATTATACTACGTTGGTATATACATTAAATGTAGATTGTGAATCGATAGCTTTTCAATTAACAGATGAAGCATCAGAAACTATATCTATTAACGATATTACAATAGAATACAGAGAAAAATACAAGAGAGCTTCATAATGCCAGGTTCAGGTAAGCACAATGTCAATAATATTGACTCTTTCTTTAAAGTAAGACCATCTAAAACCAACTTAAGAGAAGGAGAGCAAGTTTCATTTCTTGAAAATGGAGACTTAATAAAACAAGAAAAAAGAAATGGAATTGTATATGAAACAAAATATACAGAGCTTAATAAGGTAAAAGCAGATTCATCTCAACAAATTTCTACTACTTCTGTAATATCTTCTAATATAACTGGAGTTCTTGCTGGAACTGGTTTAACTGGTGGTGGTAGCACTGGTACAGTAACTTTAAATATTGATTCTACAGTAGTAACTCTTACTGGAACACAAACTCTTACAAACAAAACTTTAACTGCACCAGCATTAGGAACACCAGCAAGTGGTGTTATGACTAATGTAACAGGAACAGCTTCAGGATTAACTTCAGGTAAAGTAACTGTAACAGATAGTACAGCTAATACAAATTTTCCTGTTATATTTCATGATGAATCTAATGCTTTATTAGATGATACTAGTTCATTAACCTACAATCCAAGTTCTGGTACTCTTGTAGTGCCAAATTTAAATGTAAGTGGAACTACAACTACTGTAGATACTACAAATCTTGTTGTATCAGATAAACTTATTGAGCTATCTAACGGAGCAACTGGAACTCCTATAGATGAAGCTGATTCAGGATTAATTATAGAAAGAGGAGATTCTGATAATGTGTTTATTGGTTGGGATGAAGGTAGCAACAGGGTAAGGTTTGCTACAACATCATCTACAGGTTCTTCAAGTACAGTATCTTTTAGTTCTAATGCAGATATACAAGCAGGAAGATTATATGGTAATGTTACTGGTAATGTAACAGGTAGTGCAAGTCTTAACTTATTAAAATCAAGCAACCTATCTGACTTGGCAAGTGCTTCTACTGCAAGAAGTAATTTAGGCGTAGATGCTGCAGGTACAGACAACTCTACTAATGTTACATTAGCAGGTAGTTTAGATTATATCACATTAAGCGGTCAAGAGATTACAAGAAATGCTATTGTCCTAACTACTGATGTATCAGGCACACTTCCAGTAGGTAATGGTGGTACTGGTGCTACTACTTTAACTTCAAACGCTTTATTAACAGGTAATGGAACAAGTGCTATTCAAGCAGAATCAGACTTAACTTATGATGGTACTTTGCAAGTAGGAAGTGCTAATGCTGATACAATAGTTAAAGTAGCAGGTAATAGAGCTATGTTTGGTTATGATAATGGAAATTTTGCTATTGTTCAAGGTGGTAATACAAAAGGAATAAAATTTAATACTAATACAGATACTTTTGCAGGTAGTCCAAAAATGACTATTACTACAGCAGGAGATGTTGGAATAGGAACTGAATCACCTTCATACACTTTAGATGTAGATGGAAATATAAGAGCTACTGGAGATTTAAGAGCTTCTGACGATATTATATTAGATGTAAATGCTAATTATATATATTTAAGAGATGCAAGTTCAGGATTGACAAGAGCATTTGGTATGAACTCAAGTAATAATACCTATATAGGACCGATAGATTCTTATGCAGGTGGTAGTATTTTATATGGAGCAAGTTCTAATGTGGCAGACCACATATTTTATACAAGTGGTAGTGAAAGATTAAGAATTAAAGCAACTACTGGTAATGTCGGTATAGGAACTACCTCACCTGCACAAAAACTACACATTTTAGATAGTAGTTCTGCATTAATTCATTTACAAACTTCAGGAGATGCAAATGCACAAGTAAGACATCAGAACGATAATATTAGTGTTTATACTGGTGTTAGTAGTGCAGACCAATATGTGTGGTATCATAGTTCTCTTGGTGCTAACGCAGGATTTATACCGACTTCAGGAGTTCTGTATTGGAATAAAAATATTTTATTAAATAATAATAATACTTCATTTGTAGGTAGAGAAACTGGTGGCACTACAAGAAGTATGCTAAAAATGAACGCAAGCAATCAAATTGAAATTGGTAGTTCAAGTAATGCAATAACATTTAATAATGCTTACACATTTCCTACTGCAGATGGTAGTTCAGGACAATTTTTAAAAACAAATGGTAGTGGAAGTTTATTATTTGAAGCAGGAAATATTGCATATACAGATTTAGGTAGTGGTAGTTTAGGTCTTAATGACAACAATAAAACTTTGATATTCAGTTCATCAAGTGCTTCATGGACCGTTGACTTTCCTGCAAGCACATTATTTACAGCAAATACAAATGTAGATAATAGAATACTAACTGCTACTGGTGCTACAAATGGTGTAGCAGTCAATGGAGAATCTAATCTTACTTTTGATGGAACAACATTAAATGTATCAGGTATTGGAGATTTTGAAGGTACTTCAAGTTCAGGAGTAAATTTATATTTAGGGCAAACAACAAGCGGTAGTGCCTTTATGTATGAGTTTAGCACACACGATGAAGCTGGTGGTATTATAAATGCTGGAGACCATTTACAAATTAAATCATATCGTTGGGGACAAGATATATCTTTTGCAAGAAACGGACAAGGCGGAGCAGTCCCAACAGCAAGGTTTTTTAATAGTGGTGGTAATGGATATTTAGAATTATATAAATCTTTAAATCCAACTTCAGATGCAACATATCAATCTAATGTAAAATTAAATGTAAATGGAGATAGCTTTTTTAGAGGGGGCTCAGTCACTATTGGAGATGTTAGTCCATTAACTACTGGTGGTACACCAAGATTAAGTTTAAGAGGTGCAGGATTAAATATTGGTGCAAATGCAAATGACTTATCTTATATAAGAAGAATAGATACTGGTGATTATCAATGGCAAACTTGGAATGGCAATAATGATGGACAAATTCATTTACAACCTTATGGTGGTAATGTTGGAATAGGAACTACATCACCAAGTGCAAAGCTTCATTTAGCAGAAGGGTTTGCTTATATTTATCAAACAGATGGTGTAGGAAAATTAGAATTAAGAGATAGTAGAGCATCTTATGATGCAGAAATATCACAAAGAAGTGATGGTAGAATATCTTTAGCTACAAGAGCAGGAACTTATGGAAGTAATC